CTTGATAATAATGTTACAGATTCAGAAACAACTCCAAAAACAGTAACAAATAATGGTGTTACTTTTTCAGATACAATAAAGAAGTTTGGAACTTATTCGGCATATTTTGATGGTGCGAGTGGTACTTGTTTATCTATTCCAGATTCCGATGACTTTTGTTTTGGTGCAACGGATTTTACGGTGGATTTTTGTATAAATTTTTCATCCGTATCACAATACAATACAATATTTTCACAAGCCCAGAATCCTTGGGATAGCAAATATTATATGTTGTTTGATTGGCGACATAATTTTCCAAGTGGGGGGGGTTTTCGATTACATTTAGAAAATAACGGAACCGACATGGATAAAATTTGGTATTGGACACCAACAGTTGGTACTTGGTATCATGTGGCATTAGTTAGAACAGGGAATATTTGGAAAATATTTATTGATGGTTCTCAAAGCGGAGCCGATTATACAAATTCAGCTACTCTATATAATTATACAGATTCTTTCTATATTGGTAATCAATTTGGGTCTGGTGGGAGTTTTAATGGTTATCTCGATGAATTTCGGATTTCAAAGGGCGTTGCTCGTTGGACAAGTAATTTTACTCCGCCGTCTTCAGCTTATTATCAAATTAAAAAAATTGCTGGAGTATCTAATTAGTAATATTTTAAAAAAGGAAATATATTATGAATTGTCAATGTTATGAACGTAGTGATACTGTGGTATTGTATCATACCTTTTTAACAATAGAAGATAAAGAACCTTCTACTGTTATTAATCCACGTATAACTATAAGACATATTAATAATAGTGATGTTCTTATTACTGATGTTAATGAAGCTACTATGTTTTTAGTAGCGGAGAGCACATATTATTATAAATGGGTTGTTCCTTCTGATGCTTTTATAGGTAACCATTCAGTAGAGTTTCAGGCTGTTTGTGATGGAGAATACCAAGAAGAAAATGAACTTATACAAATCGTGGGTTAGGAGATGAATTATGGAATCCTATGAAAGAAACCAAGAACATACATTATATGCAAATTTTTTGACCTTAGAAGGCAAAGAAGCAACTACTGTTACAGATGCAAAAATTACTATTAGGCATATCAATAGTAGCAATGTTGTTATTACAGATGTTAATGAGGCTGCCATGTCTTTTGGGGTAGAGACAATGTATTATTATAAATGGAATGTCCCTGCCGACGCTGATTTAACTGAGTATACTATTGAATATCAGGCAATTTTGGATGGCCAATACGCTGAAGCTAACGAACAACTTAGAATAATTGATAGTAGCACAGGGACTCCTGGAACATTATATACATCTAAAACAAAGGTAGCTAAATATCTTGGTGTGGATACTGATAAAATAGAAGACGATTGGATTGAGTGGGCAACTTATTATATTGATTTGTATTGTAATTGTATTTTTAGAGAAAAAACAGTAACTGAAAAATATGATATAAATAAATCTGGGCAAAGTGTATTATTTTTGGATAATTTTCCAGTCGTGTCCGTAACAGAAATTAAGAATGATGGCGAAGTAATGGATGTTGATGATTATTTAATTTATGAGGGTGAAGGAATCATAAAACTTGCTGATGATTTTGTTGGGAATATTTATAATGTTGGGGCATTTATTTATGGAAGGCAGAAGATAGAAGTAACATATAAATATGGTAGAGCATCTGTTCCTGATGAAATTGAGTGGGCTGCGACTGTCGTAGCTTCTCAAATAGCCTTTACTAGTTTAGTAAATTCTGGAGAAATAAAATTTGGAAATATTACAGAAGAACAAATAGGTGAATACAGATATAAAGAAGGAAGTCAAAGTTCTATAAAAGACGATGTTTATGAAGCAAAGAGTGTTGCAGATAGGTTAGAAGAAGATGTTTTTAGTGCCAAGAATATTTTAAGAATCTATAGAACAAGAAAAATGAGGGTTGTGTAATGGTAGTTACTGTAACCTTTAGTAGAGTTTCCAGTGGCCAAGCTATAGCCGATGTTTTGAAGGGGACTAATTCTGGGATTAATCATGGCAATGTAGCAAATGGAAAAGAAACATACCCAGAAGATATTTATATAAGGCATAATGGGCTAAATGAAATAACGGATTGCAAGTTTTATTGTCAGCAATTTACTGGAACTTATGATGGTGGTCAGACTGCTTTATTGGATTTTGATGAATTAAAAGCATGGGGAGATGCAAGCGCATCTAAAGGATTTTTAATAGATGTAAATCATGATGGCATATATGAATATAACCTAAGAACCTCTCAAATGGATAGTTTAGCAAATGCAGCAGCTTTAAATGATTCAAGTGCTGGAGGCTCTAATCCTGATGATATTGGAGTTGGTGGGGAAGCTCATATAAAGCAAAAGATAGCTATTCCTTCTACTGAAAGTGTTCCAGGGGTTAGACTTATAGATTTTTTAATGAAATTTTCGTATACTTCTTAAAACTATTTTAAAATATATTGTCCCAATTGTTCTTTTTTATCGTATAATATATATGTAGGGTAGTAATTATATACATATTGGGCCAAAATAATCACAAGTCATTGAAGATATTTGGGTTATATAAAATTAGGCCACAAGTGAATGAGTCAAGTAGTCTAAATTAACCTCATAAGCTTGGGCCTATGAGGATTTTTCATTTATGGGAACCCGTTGGATATTACACAAAAAAGATGGGCAAACTACAACTTCTGATTGGGATTCTAATGAAGTTTCCTTTAGGAAAAACTGGTCAGAAGATATAACATCCATCCAACTTCAAAGAGAAGACAAGAAACTTTATACATTATCTGCTAGAAAAGGCTCTAAAAGCCTATTTTGGCAGACTGATGATTTCATACTGGACACAAATACAGAACAAACTAGAATGCTTGCTAGGAAGATTTTTAAGAGTTTAGGAGACAATAATTGGTTGGAATTATGTTTAATAGAAGGCAAAGAAAAACCAACTATAAATATAATAAATAAAGTAATTAAGGTATTATAATGGTAGATACAAATAAAAAAATATACACACAATTTAATATACAAGCAATTGTAAGAGACCCTTGTGATGCTAATTTTGAGGCTTTGTTGAATCAGACGGCTGTGCAAAAACGAAGTTATTCAAGTGAAGAAGCAGTAAAAAAGGTCAACGAATGGGGAGAGGTTATAATGTTTTCTCCAACTGCTCCAATAATTAACTCCGCATTGAAAATAAGAATTGACCCAGATAGAAACAGGTCGGCGACAGGTTTCAAGGTAGAAGCGCAAGGTGGTCTTATTACTTCTGATTATCGTGGTTTTGTTTGTCCAGGTGAGAATGTAATAGAAAATGATATAATTGAGTTGGGAACTAGGAAGTATTTGGTTTTATTGGTGGAAGATTTATTTGAACGTAGTAAACTACATCATAAGGAATTACGTTTAACTCGTTTGGACCAGCTTTAAGGATTAATTATGGAAGTTAGTGCAAAAGTAGTAGGGGCAGAAGAAGTAATAAATAAAATACAGAAATTCAACGACATAGCCTATAGTGAATTAGGCCAAAAGATGGTTGAGGTTGTTGATTCTGTTATGACAGATGCTAAATATTTTGCTCCAGTTGATACAGGTTTTTTAAGAGAACATATTACTGGTAGAATTATTAGTAAAGCTAGAGGCGTTGTTATAATTGGGCAAGTTAGAAGTAGTGCCAAATATAGCATCTTTAATGAGCTTGGTTGGAGCGGTAAACCAGAAGGTCATCCATTTTTAGTTCCTGCTATAAATAAAAATAAAATGCTAATGTTAGAAAAATTTAAGAGCGCTATGGATACGGCTATAGAGAAATCTGCGGTTGGAAAATATTATGGCGGTGGCAAAGAAGGAATATTAACACACACTTTGGCAGAATAATATGTTAGACTTAATTAAATTAATTAGAGATAATTTATTGGCAGATTCGACTATTACAACTTATGTCGGCAGTAGAATTTATATGGAAGGAAAATTCGTTGGAAATATAGAATCAGATTATCCCCAAGTTACTATAGAGGCTTCTGACGGGCCTACAGATTCTTTAACTAATGATTATTTTCCAGATTTAAGAATAAATGTATGGACAAAGGGTTCAGGATGTAGGACTACGGCAGGATTAATTGCTAAACAAATATTATTAAATATAGATAAAAAATCTTATTTAACAAATGACCCAAAAGTTTATCAATTATGGAAAGCAAATAGTATACCGGTATGGGAAGATGATACAAAAGTTTTTCATTTAGTAATGACTTTTGATGTTGTTATGGAAGGGTATGGTGGAGATTGTTAAAATTATTTAAGAAGGAGGAATAAAAATGTCAGACAAGACTTATGTAGTAAAAGACCAGGGGCAGGGACAAACTGTTACTAATTTAAAAAAGCATTTGACTTTGGAAGTTACTTCAATTAGTAAAGACGATACTATTACCGTAGCTGCTTTAACAACTGCTAATGTTGTAAAAGTTATTGATTTGTCAGACGCAGCAGTATATACTGCTACAGTATTAACGAATGTTATTACTATAACAGATGTTCTTTGTGTAACTAAACATGTAATTGTTTTAGTTGTTGGTGTATAAGTTAAATAAATAAAAAAGGAGGAAATAAAAATGGGTACTAGAAAATTTTCTGTTGGAAAAATTAAACGAGGCTCCGTATATATAGGAGTCTGTACAGGTATTACAGTCAGATATGATGGCAATCCTCAAGAGTTTCGTGGTGGGGATTATAGATATCCTTTAGACATCGTTCCTGGGGACCAGTCTTTATCAGTTAGTGCAGAATCGGCAGATTATGACGCAACAGAGCCGGTTTTTGGTGTTGCAGAAACCTTAGAGCTAGAGGCAGGTGCTAATTCTGGTGGGCTAGTCGTTTCTTTAACTAATATGGTTTTAATCTCGGCTGAAGTAACCTCTGCTCAGAATGCCTTTGTTGCTACAAAGTTAGAGTGGAGAAAGAAAGATACGGAAATTTAATAACAGTGCAGATTATTAATAGAAATAACAAGGAGATACAAATGGCTAATGAAAATGTTATTAAAAGGAAAGGCATATCTATTACTTTGAGAGATAACAATGAGTATACTGTTTTACCATTGCCTATTGATGATTTAATAGAAATATGGCCCTTAGTAGTTAAGTTAGAGAATAAGCAAGCAGATGTTAATGTAGAATTATTAAAGGATATTAAACACCTGGCCTATATTGCTTTAAAGGGTTCAAATACGATAGAAGAATCCGAGGTAGGTAAATTAGTAGATTTGTCAGACCTTCAAGATATTATTAAAGTTATTGTTGGACAAAAAACTAAAGTAACAGATTAATATAATGTTAGATAATGCCTATGATATAGATTGGGCTACTATTATTGATATTTTGGCTAAGGAGTATGGGTGGACTATAGAGTATATTAAGTCCCTAGATTTGGGGCAAATAACAACATTACTACAGACCATACGAGCTAGATATGATAAACAAAGTAGTAGTGAAGAAAACTCAGACGATATAGCTGATTTAAAAGCTTTAGGCGGTAAAGAAACTGTTAGAGAAGATGGAAGAAAAGAAATTATAATATAGGAGTACTGCGTGGTAAAAATAGGGGATATAACGGTTGAAATTTCAGCCACAACTTCAAAACTTCGTGCAAACTTAGCACAAGCTTCTTCGTTAATTAGAGACTTTGCATTATTGAGCGAGGGTTTGACTGGGGGTATTTCGTCAGCGTTTAGCCAGATAACAGATGTGGCAATAAAAGGTTTGCAAATTGGACTTGGTGCTTTAGTTGGTAGTTTTATTTTGGCTGCGGGTGCTGGGTCAGAGTTTGAAGATGAAATGATGAGGGCATTTACTATTATGAAAGAAGGAGGGAATGCTACTGCAAGTTCTCTTTCTGAAATGACTAATAAAGCTCTAGAATTGGGTAGGGAATCCTTATTTTCTGCTATTGATGCTGCTGAAGGTATGCAGATTTTAGCAAGAGCTGGTTTTAATACCAAGGAAGTTATAGATTCTATCGGTCCAGTTATGAATATGGCAATCGCAGATAATTTAGAGTTAGCACAATCCTCTGAAATAGTAATATCTGCATTACGTGGATTTAATTTAGAAACAAGTGATGCTAGAAGAGTAACTGATATTATGTCTTTGGGTGCATCAAAAGCTAGTACGGATATTAGTGATTTGGGGGAGGCTTTTAAATATGTGGCCCCAGTAGCCGCAGGTTTTGGAGTATCTATTGAAGAGACCGTAGCCGCCATTGGTCTTTTGTCAGATTCAGGAATTCGCGGGAGCATGGCGGGGACTACTCTTCGTCGAGCTTTTTCTGAACTTATGGCCCCAACAGCCAAGGCTGAAAAAATATTAAAAGAATTAGGAGTTACCTCTGTTACTTCTTCTGGAAAATTAAGACCGTTTGCATCAATTTTACAGGATTTAAAAACGGCTGGAATGACTGCATCTCAAGCTATGGAAGTATTTGGTCAACGTGGTGGTCCTGGTATGGTGGCATTACTAGGTAGGGGGGCAGAGGCTCTTAGAAAACTTACAAATGATTTAGAGAATTCGCAAGGGGCTGCTGAGAATATGGCCCAAGCATTTAGAACTACCGTAAAAGGGCGTGTACGAGATTTAATAGCATCTGTTGTTGATTTAGGTTTAGCTTTTTCAGAAAAATTTAAAAAGCCATTGGCTGAAGCAATATTTTTTGTTAGGAATTTTGTGGTTGATATTGTAAATATTGGTAATAGGATGGGGATATTTAGTACCATTATTAAAGGTGTGCAGGATGCTCTAAAACCTATTACCGGATTAATAAAAGAATTGGCGGCAAATTTTAAAGAATGGTTGTCTAAATTAACGGCAAAGGATGTTTTACAATTTTTTAGCAGCATTAAAAAAGGCATAGAAGGTTTTATTGAGTCTTTTAAAAAAGGGGAAATCGGAGCAATAGTAAAAGATACTTTTAATGTTTTTATAGGCCTTGGCAAGATGGTAATAGGAATCATACAAGGTATATCGTCTGCTTGGATGGCTCTTCCTGAAGGTTTTAGAAATGCGGCAAGGCCTTTAGTTATTATTTCTATTTTAATTTTACAGTTGTTTGGAGGATTATTAAATATTGTATTTTTAATGGTTGCTTTAAATGCTTTATGGGCATCTTTAGGTTTAAAGATTACGTTGGGAGCAGTCGCTCTAGGTGCTTTAAAATCTATTTTATTATTTATTTGGCCAATTGTTGCTGTTATAGGTATTGCTGTGGCATCTTGGACTTTGGGAAGTTTTATTGCTGAATTGTCAGTTGTTCAGGGTGCTTTTGCTGCTTTGTTTATTTTAGTACAAGCTTTAGGCCCCTCTATTAAATTGCTTGGCATGGGTCTTTTGGCTGTACATGCCCCTTTATTGTTATTAAATGAAAATTTTAGGAAAGATTGGCTGGCTACTTTAGAAGAAATAAAAATAAAGATAGCGGCTTTAGCAGAGATTGATTGGCTTGGTAAAAATAATAAAGAAGGAGTACCAAAAGGTAAGGGGGCTAAAGAACCCGTAGGAAGTGGTTTTATAGAGGTTGGAGGACGTAAAATAGATTTAGAAACTATAAAAGTTAATGAAGAAATCGAAGCCATAAAAAAAATGATTGACCAATCAGGCAGAATCGAGGGTGCACTAGGTCCATCAATAAGAACATCTTTATTGATGGGTTTACAAGGTCGTTTAACTGAGTTAGAAAAAATTGTCATGGACCAAGAGGGAAATTTGGCAGCTTTAAATAGGCAAACTATAAAACCAGAAGCAGACAGGAAAAATAAAGCAAGAATTGGAGCGGGGTTAGAATAATGAGCAAAAGTTGTGATATTACCCCTTGGGTTGCTACTAATACGGATAGGCACAAATGTATTTGCGGATGTGGAAAATTTATACAGATAAATAGAACTCATTTTAGACTCGGCATACCAAAGTATAGACAGGGACATAATAGTATTGCTAATAAAGAAAAAATTAGGGAAGAAGTCTTAAATTGTAATAAGACTAAAAAAGGAATAGAAACATTAATAAAGCATGGAATTTTTATGAAAAACTATTGGAAAACTCATAAAAGTCCTTTGAAAGGTAAAAAAGTATCAAAAAGTATTGTAGAAGCACGTACAAAACTTTTAAAGGATAGATATTCTAGAGGTGAAATAGTTCCTTGGAATAAAAATAAAGTTGGTGTATATAGTAAAGAAACTATTGAAAAGATGGCTCTAGCAAAAATAGGTAAGTGTGGAATTCTAGCTTCAAATTGGAAAAATGGACTTTCTTTAAAACCATACCCTACAAAGTTTAATTACGAACTAAGGTCCTATATAAGGAACAGAGACTATTATATTTGTATGATGTGTAAACTTCCAGAAAGTACATTTAATAGAAACTTAGATGTTCACCATATTGATTATGATAAAGAAAATTGTAAAGAAGATAATCTTATAAGTTTATGCCAGAATTGTCATCAACACACAAACGGTAATAGAAATTACTGGGAAATAATATTACAAGGATTGGTGAAACTATATGTCTAATGCTTCTTTTTCTGGAGTGGTTATCGGAGACTACTGCTTTATGCAGGTAGATACAGAGCAAGAAATAGAAATACATAAGATTCCAAGGGCGGATGGGTCTATATTACGTAGACGTGGTGGCGGTCTTAAAACTATTACTGTGCAAGGTTGGGTTAAAAAAACAAGTAGGCAAGAATTGGAAACATACATAAATAGTCTTGCGGCTGCTTTTGGGTCTGGGTTAGCAGATTTAGTAGTAAATCATAATACTTATTCAAATTGTATTTTAAAGTCTATTTCACCTGGGTCAGATTATTACAGATGGTCCAGGTTTACAATAGTTTTCTACCGAAGTGGGGACTAATTTAAAAAGTAAGGAGGTAAAAAGTTATGGTGGTAAATTGTGTTGTATTTTGTAATAAATCGGCTGTGGATAATCCTAAAAGTACACATCCAGCAAATTATGTCCAAATGGACCTAGCAAATGACAAGCTAATTTTTTCTGCCGGTTCTGCTGCTGTTGCTGATGGGCAGCCTACACCTAGCTCTGGCGAGCTTAATGAGGCTGCAACAATAATCCAAGCTATACCAGTAGAAATTGCTCACACATTTTTATTGGATGTATCAAATATTGGGGCTGAGTTAAGAGAAATGTTAATGGCAAATTCAGGAGCCCATAGATATGTTATTTGCTTGGCTTTTGATGCAGCGACAGCAAGTGAACCTACATTAGAAGCTTGGGATGATGACGGCCATGTTACAGCTAATTTAAATTGCTTAGGTTTAGGAACACCAGCAGATAGTATGTTGAAGGCTGTTTTGACTACTGGAGGTGCTCCTGGACCAGGTTGGGCTGGAACTCCTATTGCGGGCGGGGCAGCTCCTAATTTGATTTTACTCAACGGGGGTGGCGGTGCACTGGGTGGAGCTACGGATGTTTATGTGAATATTCATTGGGACGTACCATCGTCTTATTTGACGCCATTCATCGAATCGCCTGTTTTGAGTGTACGCTTTTCATACGTTTAATAAAAAAGTTTTTAAAATATAAAGGTGATAATATATCATGCCTAATTATTTATACAAGATTATATTTTCATACGGGACTCCAGATTTTCTTGGGGGTCCAAACATACATTCTAGTCGTTGGTTAGAAATTCCAGATAGGCCTATAGCCCGTCTGGAATATTTTTTATCCGACGGAGAGTGGATTATCTTAGAAGGTTTTGAGTCTTATCTATGCTTTGTTGAGGCTGAAACGACATTTGCAAGACCTGTGGGGAACTGCCCAAAATGTAATAGTAAAGGAAAAATATCTAAAAGGATTACTAAATATACAAATGATGAAATTAAACAAGAATTTATTGCAAGATGTACTAAATGTGATTGGGTTGGAAATATACAAGATTTGGAGTATTTAATTGTGCCTACTGGTGATAAATATATTTATATTATGGGATTAAAGAATGGAATGGTGACTTCTTATAGATTATCTTTGGTAGGTAAGGATGGCGAGGATAAATATAAAATTGGAGATATAACTAAAAGGGTTTTACCTTTAGGGCAAGAACATTTGGGAAGACCTACTAATAATTTATTGTGGAAAAAAGGAATTAAATAATGAGTTGGCTGAGCGGTTATACATATAGACGAAAGATTACGTTAGATTATACTAAATTCCCATCTACTTTAACTGATTTTCCTTTATTAGTTAAACTAACAGCGGCCAATTTCGATTTTAGCAAAATTTTAACTGCCGGTGGGTTAGATGTTAGGTTTACTTCTTCCGATGGTTCAACCTTACTTAAATTTGATAGGGAATTTCATGGTCAAATTACAACATATGGTTCTAATGTTTGTGCTGGTGGTACCCCCAGCGCTAGTTCTACAAATGGTGTAGAAGTAGCTGCCAGGGCTTTTGATGGCATAATTGGGGAGGGCCATTTTTGGACTTCTTCAACAAGCGCGGCTCTTCCACAATGGTTGAAATATGATTTAGGGCTGGGTGTAACAAGGGTTGTTCAAAGATATGGTTTAGCGCCCCGTATGACTTACTCAGATGGTTTACCTTATGCTTGGACTTTTCAAGGCTCGAATGATGATAGTAATTGGGATATATTAGATACACGGTCTGGACAAACATGGCCTGATAATAGTTTAAGAAATTATTCCTTTTCTAATTCAACTGCTTATAGATATTATAGAATTAATTTTACAACGGCTAGCCATGTCTACGTTCACATAAACGAATTAGAAATGTATGAAGCGACCACGCCCGATTATGGATATTATTGGGTAAAAGTACCAACAGTTTCAAATAGTGTTAATACAGAAATATATATATATTATTGTCTAACCGGCGCTTCTGATGGTTCCGATAAAAATAACGCATGGGATTCGGGATATAAGGCAGTATATCATCTTGGAGAAGTTGGTAATGGTACATTGGGCGAATTTAAAGATTCTACAAGTTACGCCAATGATGCTAAAGGTAACACCGCACCAACGAGAGTTTGGGATAAAATTGCGTATAATCAAAATTTAGTTACAGCAAATAATATATTAATACCGGATGATGCCGATTTAGAAATTGGAAGTTCTGAGTTTGTTCTTAGTTTTAAAATTAAATTTGATTCTCTTTCTGGAAATTTTGGACTTCTACAAAGATATACTAGCGGCTCTAGTTATTTTCATATCGCATATGAAGGCGGTAATATACGTTTTAGAGATTATGGTGGTTCTATTGATTTTAGCGTTAGTCCAGGTTTTTCTACAGGTATATGGTATGATTTAGAATTTATTAGGACTGGTAATGATTGGAAAGTTTATAAAGATAATGTTCAAATTGGCTCTACATATACAAATGCGGCAGCGTTAATTGGGAGAAATGAAGGTTGGAGTTTTGGTGGAAGTGTTACGTTATACGATGCTTTTAATGGGGGTCTTGATGAAATTAGATTTTCTATTGGTACACCCAGAAGTAGTAATTATAGAACTTCAAGAATTTCTTCAGATGATAATACAGTTACTACGGTCGGCATAGAAGAAAATCTTATTGAAGTTATAGAAGATTTAGATGTTGATATAAGAACTAAAATTGAAGAACTTTCTGATATTGCTACTGATATTAGGGCAAGGTATCCTGAAGAAATAAAAGATATTGATACAGACATAAGAACAAAAGAGCAAGCTTTTATTGACTTAGCAATTGATATTAGAGTTAAATTAGAAGAACATTTTAAAGATATAGATTTAGATATTAGAGTAATAAAAGAGTTATTAGAGGACATAAATACCGATATTAGGGTTGCAGAAGACGTTTTAAAAGACATTAATACTGATATACGGGTTAGAAAAACTATTATAATAGATTTAGAAACAGATATTAGAACTGTTTTAAGAGGGTTTATTGATATAAGTACCGATATTAGAGTAAGTCAGAGAATTAGTAAAAATCAATGTGTAGTTGAAGAACTATATTTTGAAGAGGGCCAATATTTAGCAAGCCAGAATGTTACTATTAATTTGAAGGTCTACGGTGCTTTAAGAATGCAATTTAAAAATGAAGTAGGGGGAACTTGGTCAACTTTAGAAAATTATTCTAGTACTAAAGTTTGGATGTTGGTTTCTGGAAATGGGGCAAAACAAGTTTATGTAAGATTTACAGATATTCAGAATGTTTTATCTGATGGAACAGATGTTATTGAGGCCGTCTTAAATGATACTACACCAACATCAGTAACTATAGAAGCATATACTGATAGTGGTGCTCTTACGCCTATTCCAGATGCTACTTACCAGACTGATAAAACTCCATTTTTTAGATGGCAGATTCCCATTTTTAATATACCATATTCTGGATTTAGTTATTCTTTGGATGGAATTCCTTCGGATGTTGGAAATATATTAACTCCTGATATGGTTCGTAATGGTATGGTAGTATCAAAAAAAGCTCCAGCCTCTAATATGATTTTTGAGGCTTCTGTAGGTTATTATTATTTTAAAGCTGATTTAAAAGCATATACAATTCAAGAAGTAACACTTAGTAATGGAGATTTGACCAACGACCGTATAGATATAATATATGTTAGTGGAACAAGTGAAAGTTTAAATGTAGCAGAAGGAATTCCCGCACCAATACCTTTGGAACCAGTTATTCCAGAAGATGCAATAAAACTAGCTACTATTTTAGTTCCTGCTGGAGTAACAAAATCTGAGGATACGACATTAACAGATTCTAGACAACTTTATGTTGAATTAGATAAGTATTTAACAGAGCCTTTAGTGTTAGGGCAGCATACTTTAAAAATAAAAGGAATTTGCACTAATGGCCTAATTAGTAATATTGCTACCTTCAATGTTTGGGTAGCAGACGATAGTCCAACAATTGGAGAAGTTAGGGGTTACACAAATGCAACAAAAATTATTGAACTAGCTAGTGGGTTATATCAAACGGCTGATAATACCCCATATTTTGAATGGGGCGTAGCCTCACCAGAACCAGGACCTATTAGATATTATTATACAGAAGACGGGACAGAGCCTGATATAGGAGATTCTTTTTTAGTTGTAAATAATTATACTCCTGGAATTTATGCTTCTGGTATTACTATTTTAAAGATAAGGGCATACGATGTTACTACGGGTTATTGGGGAGAAACAAAATTATTTATATTTGTATATGGAACTCAAACATTTACAGATGATATAGCAGTTATTTGTGGTAATACTATATTAAAACAAAGCTTAAAGGAAATTCATGTAAAAGAGATTTCTTGGGATTTTAGTAGTGCGAGAGTTTGTAGATTTTTTCAACCAGTTGCTTTTGATGCTAATCTACCATTTTCAGAGGGGGCTACAGTTTGTGTGGTGCAAGGTTCTGGCAACATTACCTTATTTACAGGAAGAATATTACAGATTGAAAGAACAATTGATATAGGTGCTGAAGGGGTTGATTATAGTTGTTCGTGTTCAAGGCAAGATTTAGCTGAAGAGTATGCTTATATTATTCATGAAGATTATGGAGAAACGGCACAAATAACATTTAATGATGTTGATTTGATTACTGCTATTGATACGATTGTTTCAAAGTTTCCTACCATTGTTAAAAAAATAGATAGTTATCCTACAGGAGCTAATATATCAGATGAGTATATAGGTCAAACTGTTTCTAATGTTTTAGATAGTATTTATGCTAAAACTAAGTATGGATGGTATATGAAGCCTAATGGTAGTTTAGTATCTATTGATTTAACAGCGGTTAATTCTGGAGAAGCTAAGTTTGGTATTTATGGAACTACAGTAAATGCGATATCTCCTCAATATAATGTTATGGCTGCTAATTTGCAATTTGATGTAACTAATAGATATAATAAATGTATAATTGAAGGCGCAAAAAAGCAGGAAAGAGTAACTTTAAGAGGAAAATGTATAGGCATAACTAAAAGTGGAGAAGATATAGTAGATGAAGGTGATAGGGCTGATGATTTGTTATATAAAGTTTTTGAGTTAGACTCAAAATGGACTGTTGTTAAAATAATAGAAACTTTCATAAGTTATGCTAGATTAAAGCGTTTTATTCTTATGCCAGTTTGTTACGGGACTAGTATAAGTAATTTTCTTATAAATTTTCTTGAAACAGAAATTTGCAGCGAGAATAATATTATTAGGATGTCTAGGGAAGTAAAATATACTACTCAACCTAGCAGTTCTGGAACTAAATCTGAAGGAACCCCAACAGAAGCAACCGAAGGAACAGAATCACCAGGAGCAATGGATTCACAACTTCCAGGCTTTGGACCGCAAATTATGATAGCGGATACCGAAGTACAAGGAAGTTTAGGACCAGAAAATACAGTTAGATTTTCAAGAGCCTTGTATAATTATTGGCCCACAGGTGAAAGTGTTAATTCTGATGGACTAGTAGTTACACCGGCTGTTAATATTTATATGGGTGTTCCAAATTATACTTGGAGAAACTCTCCCGAAAAAAGATGTGCGAGTCTTACAGCAGACGTACTTATAGAAACTGTTCCATTGAAAGTTGAAGTAACCGTTCCAGGAACTGCTAGTAATATTAGTAAGACTTTGAGGGTTGTAAACACTATTTTTAGATATAGTGAAGACCCTGAAGACGCCATAGATGACACATCTAGAATGACTCAGTATGCTCAAGATTTATTGCAGAAATACAAAGACATAAAAGTAAATGGCTCGATTACATTAGATACTATAGATTTAACTTGGGATTTGGATAAGACAGTAAATCTTATTAATACAGACCAGGGTAGTTGGGGTTCTTTGAACGCTAAAGTTGTAGGTATAAAATATGATTTTGATGCTAATACAACAACTCTCGAAATAACTTCTGAATATTTAAAGTAAGGAGGATAATAATGGCTCTTACTAGAGAAGAAAGACAAACTATAGAAACATTAATAAAGAAAGTAAGGTCCTTAGAGGATAAGGTGACTACTTTAGAAAATTTAGTAGCATCTCAACAAAAAATGGTAGATGGTATTAATGCGGAATCTAATATGTTAGATTGGTCCAGTGACCAAATTAGTGAATGGTTAAAGCCCTACATTTTGACATATATGACTAAGACTGGAACTAAATTAACTAAGCATAATCATACTAATGACCAGCAGGGTGGGGATTGTTTTGCTAAACTGGGTGCTAATCTAATCGAGTAATTATATGTTATATAAACCTACAAAAGAAGAGATTAAACAAATAAAAAATTTAAATAAGGCTTATCAAATGTTTGGGCAAGCTTTTAAAATAGTTTTAGCTAATATCCCAAAGGACGATAAGATAGAAATAGAATTATATAGGGCAAATAAACATTTAGAAGAAATGAATAAAAGAGTGTTTGAATTATTAGAAAATAGGTATGTTGATAAAGAATTTTTTGAACTAATTAAAAACTTTAATATAAAAAAGAAATAACTATGATTTTTACATGGACTCCCCCAGACCCTTTAAACGATACTGCTAAGACTAAAAGTATTTATATGACAGAACTTCAAGTTGCAGCCAATGTAAGAAGAGTAGAAATAGCCCAATCTCAGTTATCTTTTATTAACCAAAATATAGGTAAAAAGTTTATATTAAGTGCTATTGAAGAATTAAAGACAGTAACTAATCAGTTAGCAATAGATTTTGGTTATCCTACTGGCGTTGAGGATTCTGCTTTATTAGGGAGACCCTATGTTACTATAACTAAGAAATATGGAAAGTCGGTTTGTCATTATCCCATATTAAATGATTTAAGATTAGTTTTAAATGCTTTGGTAATTCAAACGGGTTTAATTTTTGGATATGTATTAAAACACCCAACTTTAAGTTTTGATAACGTGGCTAATTTAGGCATTAGCGGTGGGCCTCTTAATATTAAATATCAATTTAAGCCCCAGTTTGGTGGAAGGTCTAATGGTATAAGTTTAGATTTTAATTATTTGTACAGATTATATGTAACACCAACTACATCAACTATTATATATAAAGATAATCCGTATACTGGTATAAATAATGTTACTAAATCTATTAGTCCTTGGCAAGCTCAGGATATTGTTGTTGATGAAAATTATGTTTGGTTAGTTGGTTATATTTATATTAGTCCTGGTAATTTTAATTGGCAGATAAAAAAGTTAGCTAAAAATACATTAGCTGTTTTACAAACACACACAATAGTTAGTCAGGTTGGTAAAAAATTTTGGTCTATTTGTAATGATAAAGATTATTTTTATGTAGTTGTTACGGAAGAATTTGCTGGTCCAGGTTATACAAGAAATAGAACAAAAATAAGAAAATATAATAAAACTGATTTTAGTTATGTAGAATATTTAATAAATGCGAATTTAACTACGCAATTACCAGGTTATGAAAAATGGATAGAGGTTTTTGATATTAGTATTGATTCTAGTTATATTTATGTTACATACTACGAAAATAATATGGGAATGGTTTCTGAAAGGGCATCTGCTATATTAAAATTAAATAAGGCTACTATGACTTTAAATACTGTTATTGAACAGTTTAGTAATCTTTCAATATACCCAGAACCTTTTGATTATTCGGCAATAAGTGTTAGTAATAACTATATATACGTTATTCCTAGGTATTATCCTGCGGGAGTTTGGAAAGTTGTTATTTATAATAAATCAGGAGGTCTTTTATATTCTAGCTCTTCTATAGAAGGACAAGCTGTAATTAATACTATCTATCTTGGAAGTCTTAGACATCTAGTTTGTAATAAAGATGAATATACGGTAACCCTATCTTAAAAGTTATTCTATTTTTGACCCTTCTTTATCCGTTTTACAATAATCTCTAAATTGACATTGTTTGCATTGTGTTGAACTTCTTATGTAGTCTCTTATAGGAAGTTCTTTATTTTTTATGTAATATTTGGCTTCTTTGTATCTTTTTATTATGCTGCTTATTTTAATATCTTTACAAATCCCACCATTAATAACTGGATAAATCTCCTTATCTATTTCTATCCAATCTATCCTATGATAAACATCCTTAGTTGCATATTTTGATACCATAGAAGGGCAATACTTTATTAGAAAGAATGGTTGTTGGGGTTTATAATAAACAACATATAAGAATGTTTGTAAAAGGTGCAGGTCCTTTGGCTTATTAAGTAATTGGTAAGTGCTGTTACTGTAGTTTTTTACTTCTATTCCGCAATGTTCTTGTTTGTTATCTACAATTATGTCAACTTCGCCAGACAAAATAATATCATCTACTATATTAACTTTAAATTTACGTTTTTCTTTTTTATTAGCTTCCATAGAGTATAGCTTTTTTGCAACTAACTCTTTTCTGGTTTCATATTCAACAAAATTTCCTATTTTGCCAAGTAACTTAACCCTATCTGGTAAAGGATTTGATTCTGGAACTTTATTCCATTGATAAAATAACTGTCGTAGACATTTCCCTGTAAGAGTTCCATCTGACTTCAAGCAGCTTGCCTCCGATGGCCAAAATTTCCACTCTTGCCTAGCATAACTAGTTTTTTCAGGTAAGGGCTCTTTAATTGTCTCTATTAAGGATTTATCCATGAATGTTTACCCAGTAAATACAATAACAGCCTATCAAAAATATGATTATGGAAACTACAATAAAAAGTTCATCTGCATAAGATTTAGAAAATTTTTTCATATTATTTCCCCAATCTTAAATCTTCCAAAAATGTTTTAATAGAAATGCCATCAACAACAAGGGAATGCGTTATTCTTGCCGTAGGTATTCCTAAAAATCCAGGATAGATTTCAAGAGCGTAAACTAAACCTACTAAATTTCCATCTTTATCCCAAACCCCACTTCCGCTTGAACCATATATGCAAGGTACTTGAATTAACATTGATATTCCTTCATAACCACCCATAACACCTTCAGAATAGACATTTTTTACGCCTAAGGGATTCCCAACAACATAAACAGGGTCTTGGATATTTACAGAAGCAACTCCAGGTATTGCAACTTTATCTTTTAATTTGTCTGTAATTTTAATAACAGCTAAATCAACATAATTATGATATTTTACAACTTCCGCTGGTATAGTTTTATTCTCAACATATAATTTAACAGATTTTACATTTTTACCAGCAACGTGGTTATTGGTAAGAATAAAAGTCTCGGTGTCTGTAATCTTAATAATAACACCCGTACCACTCCAGCATGATTTATCAGTAGCAAGTGGATAAGTTAAATTATTTTTTTCACTATCTTTTTCAGAACAACCAATAATATAAACAGTATGAGCTTTTAATTCTTCATAAGTAGGTTTAATTTTCTTTGTTTCTTCAGTCTTTTTATCTTCAATAACCTTTTGTTCTCTTGCCCTATTTTGGTCAATAATAAATTGATTTAAATCTAGTATATTTTCAAGAGTTTCTAAAATTGTAGAATAAATTTGAAGAGATAATTCAAATTTCATATCTTGTGTTGCATTTGTAGTAGTAAATTCAGTTGTTATTCTTTTTTGTAAAATAGATATATCATTTTTAATTCCAGATATATATACCATTTGTAAAAAGAAAGCACAAACAATTATCATAGTTACAAGGATTTTAATTCCATTTTTTTCTATCCATTCTCCGAATTTTGTCATATTACTCCCTCGTTTAAGTGCTTCTTTGTATTTTTTTCATATAATGTACAGGAAGAAATCTTTGTAAACCATTACCATAATCCCTTATCAATACATGGCCATTTACCCAATCCTTTATGTCACTATCATAAGTCAAAGTATGGCTAATTATTTGTATCTTTTTTATTTTTTTCTCAATTAAAATTTGTATAACTTCTTCCTGGATGCCGTAAGCTTGTAACTTATGAAAGAAATGCCGAGGGTTTACTTGTTTAATAAAGGTATCCCCTTCAATATGACCAGCAAGAATCAACTTTTCTTTTTTTGGGTCATAAGTTGTTACTTTTTCCATTTTGGTCAACCTCCTTTTCTATGAAAAGTTTATTTTTTAATATTATATAATTTGTGCAATCTTTTCTTAGTTAAATATTTTATTAAAACCTCCAAACCCCGCCCAAAAATATCCTTTGGTCGTTAGCTTTATAGCCTTGACCAATACCCGTAATAATTCCGAAATTTTGTGTTATTTCGTAGTCACCCCCAATATAAACACCTGCCTGTGTTAGCCACGTATCAATATGTACTTTCCATAGTTTATAAATAGATGCACCAATTCCAACCTCAACGCCATTAACTTTGGAAGTACCTAAACTTCCTCCAGCAGTAAAAATAGGATGAATATCAAATCCTATAGGTTTTAATAATTTATTTAAATCTTTTACGTCTTTAACATTAATATCTTTAATCTTTTTTCCTGTTTTAGTATCCAAAATTTCGGCTGTGCCATCTGGTTTAACGTGTAAGGTTGTTCCATTTAATTTAATATAAGCTTCCTTATGTTGAATATCAAAATGAACTGGTTTTCCTTTTACGCCTTTGATATAGCCATACCCATAAATACCCCCTATAATTAGAGCATAAATTATGAGTTTTCTAATGTTCAAAAGGCCAGCTAGGTCTTTTAACCATAAAACAGGATTGGCTAAACTTAACAGGCCAGTGCGTAGCTTTGTGATACTTACAGGTTCCTCTTTTTTAATAGTATTGGCTAAGAGTTCTCTTTTTTCCCTAAGCGCTTTAATTTCAGCATCTAAGGACTTAATTTGGTCTAAATTTTGGTTATTTTCTGTATTTTCAGTCATTATCTTTCACCTCCCCTTTAAAATTGCCACTCTTTGAAGGGTTTATAGGGGCTATTTTGAACGATTTAGCGCCAAATGACCCCACATGCCTTATAAATTAATCTTGCCCTTCTCAATAGCCACACCTACAAAGTAGGCACAAGCACAAATACCCAATAATATTACTGGAATTGGGTGTTTAGAAACAAACGAAATAGCTACCAAAGCACCTACAATAATACTTGAATATTTTATAATGGTTCCTTTTGACATGTTATCTCCTTTTAATATTATAAATTAGTTTTACATTATTAAATCTGCAAGCCCAATTTCAACTGATTCTTTTGCATCGAGAATCTTATCATGGGCGCACATATTTTCAATATCTTTTAAAGTAATCTTTGGATTTCTTTTTTTCATGCGGTCATAATAAATAGTATACATAATATTTCTAACTCTTTTTGAATCCATTGCCCAATTTTCAAAAGATTTAGCATCTCCCACGTATCCATCATGTCCATCATGAATCATAATTGTGGAGTTTGGCATTAAAATACGTTTTGTACCCGCTTGAAAAATTATGCTACCCATTGACCATATTTTTCCCATTCCAATAATAGTAACCTCTGATTTTAGATTATTTATTAAATCATAAACCGCTATCCCATCTTCCCAACTACCACCAGGGGTATTTAATAACAGAGATATTGGTCCTATTTCTCTTGTTTCTAATATATGCAAATTTTTAATTAATTGACCAACGGTTCTACAATTTACCTCGTCATTGTCAGTGTTGCTATCTACGCCAACCCCACCAAAATATATTGTTCTTGTTGGTATATAAAGATTTGTTTCATGAAAAAGAACCATACCCGCAAGGAATAAATCATTAATCCTTTTTGTCATAATTTTTACTCCCTTTTTGGTAATATTTTTATACTATGTTCAATTACTACTGTTAAATCGTATTTATTTAATAAATTGACTATTTGTTTTATAGCACCTTCTCTTTGTTTTTCAAATTCTTCTGTTGATATTTTTTTGTCTTCCATAATAGTACCTCCCATTCTTTAGATACTTAACTAATTAATTGAGTAGTTAAGGAATAATTCGCCTTTAAAATGATTAAGTTCGTGTTGTACTACAACAGCTTCATAGCCAGCTAATTTGAATATTTGCCCATCTCCATTTTCTATTTCTATTAAGTTAAACCTTTTCGTATCTTTAAATATATTAGGTATTGATAAACAACCCTCATTTTTAAATATAAAAGGGTTTCGCATATTAATTATTTTTGTATTATATAAATTAAGTTTTAAATTAGCCGTTCTTACTATTGCTACTTGTAAGGGTATGCCTATTTGTATAGCACTAAGTCCCACACCTGGTATTTTTGAGTTTTTAAGATTTTGTTCTAGTAACTCTATTATTAATGTAATTAATTCCTTATTAGAGTATTCAATTTCTACACTTGATTGTTTAAGTACGCTTTGGTCTGTAATAATCATTTCTTAATCCTTTTAAGGATAGTTAATATTGGTTGTTCTTCTATTTTAATTAGTTTGTTTTTGCAAATGGGGCATTTATCTACAATACCAGTTATTTTGCGTTTACAATGTGAACATTCGTAAGTATTCTTAAAAGTTATTTTTTTCATATATTTATCTCCGTCAATTTGTATACTTTGGCAGTTGGATATATTTTTTTCAATTCTAAGATAGCCGGTATTCTTAAGGCAGATTCCCCCTTGTAAATAACATTACTATGCCAAAAATACAGAAGATTATCCTCCGCACACACTACAATATATTTATTATTTTTAATTACATTGTCCTTCTATTTTTAACTCGCTTATAAGTTTTAATGCTTTTATTAATTTTTTTTCATCTGCCGGTGATAACAACGGTTTCTCTAATTCTTCCGCTTCGATAAGTATATGTAACGGCATTTCCAAAAAAACTTGAATAAGATTATTACTTTTTGATGTACTTATGCCGTATTGAACTTCATCAAACCATTTATGATAAGCAATCCACTCTAATAGATTAGAATCTTTCATATCTGGTTGGGTAATGATAGCTAAATGACGAGGATTGAAAGGAATACCAGTCCTATCTTCTAACACTTTTTTAAAATCATTAAGGAACTTTCTTATTAATTCTGCTTCTTTAGAATTATCCATTACTATCATCCTTTACAAGGCCGATTGTTTTTCCATCTTTAACATAAATACTTAGTTTTTTTCTTAATTCCTCTTGGTTCCTTAATAGTTTATTTGATTTTTCTACCTCTTTGTTATATTCTTGTATCTTTTTATACATCTCGCTTAATAGTTTTGCAGCCTTTTCAAATTGTGCTATATCTAATTTTACAGCCAGTTCACTTATTTTGAGCATAATACATTCTCCTTTCAAATGACTTCTCCGAACTCTGTTATATCCGTCTTTTCTTTTGCCTTTTTTAATACTTCTTTTAACTTAATTAAAGTAAAATTTTTACCAACCTCCTCTATATTTTTATCAGTTAGGCAAGTATCGCAAACTGTTGCAATAATTTTTGGGTCAATAACTTCTACTTTATTTAAACAAATTATGCAAGGAACTTTCATTATTCTTCCTTTTTACCAGCAGTCCAATCAGGAGCCTCTAATATTTTACCAGAGCCTAAGCAAGTATGACATTGTTCTGGAGAACAGGTTGTACTATAAAACGATTGGCCTTCTGGGTATAAATAAAAACCTGGTGGAACAATACCATGACCTTCGCATATTGGGCATTTTTGCCATTTCATTTTATAATCCTCCTTAAATAAAACTTATATTAGGTTCAACATATTCAGCGGCGGCCCATATAGCTAAACAAAGGCTATCCGCATAATCATCCCTCGCCAAATTGTCGTCGAGATTATGGTGTACGCTAATCAAACCCGTAACTTTATGTTCAATTTCTAACTCCAAAAATTCTTGTTTAAATTTTCTATATTCTTTATTTGGTAACTTTTTAGGCCAATGTATTAATTTATTTTGTATCTGGTATCTTAAATTTTTATATATTTTATCTTTTGATTGTAAACTAAAGTTTATACCGGTTGTAAGAATACCCCCGTCATTTAAAACTTCAATAGGCATTTCCCCAACACCTGATTTATCTGCGCAGGTGTGTTTAATATGCCCAGGAACATAGATATTTTTAATATAACCAATTTGGTCAATGTATTCAGTTCCTTGAAATTCTATTATATCCCCAACTAGGTAATAATGTTCATTTACTGGATTTTGAGCAATAGTAGTTAAAACAGTAGAATCCCTTAATTTAGCAAAATCAATACCCCAATACATAGGCCAGTTATTTTCAATAGCTTTCTTATACATTTCATGAACATCATAATCCTCTTCACAAGCCTCATACTCTTCGTAGGTAGTAAAATAACCATAGTTACTACGCTCCCACTTAAGTTCATAGTTACGTTCAAAGGAGTCTGGGTCTTCATTTTTAAGACGTAATACGTAATCCATTGCCAAGCGTGGGCAATCTTGGTAAGGATAAACATGGTGAACGTACCCCAAGGGATTAGTTTGTGAGTCAAACTTATTTTTATAGGCCTTATGGAAATGGGAACCCAGTAGTCCAGGAACACCCGTTTGAATTATTTTTGCTCCGTGCGGAACTCCCCCACCCATTGGAAAAAGGGAGTTTAGAGTAACAATATTGTTGGCTATCCAAAGATTTGGATTTTTAAGTCGAACACAGTACACTTTTTCTTTATTTTTTAATTTTTTTATGCTCTTAATTTTAACAAAACGCATAGTTTTAGGATAAAAATTACTTTTATGTTTTCCTTTTTTATTTTTTATTTTTTCTATTACTTTTTTTAATTTTTTTTGTTTTGTATATAATTTTATGTTGTAATAAAATTTTATAACATCTTCAATTTTTGATATTCTTAGTATATAACAAATTTTTTTATTTCTTTTATCTTCGTGTATAGTACAATGTATACCAAATTTTAATAAATAAAATTTTAGTTGCGTTATTAATTTTTTAGATATATTATTAAAGGTTATTGAACTCTGAGCCTTACTTTTTGATAGGTAAATTGTACCATCAGTTTCAATTAATCCCGAAATTAGCCCCTTTAAAAAGGGCCTTGACCATTCTTTATTAGGTATAGTCTTGTTGACTCCCGTAAAATTCCATATACCTATTGATTTAAAGTATTGAATAAGTTTATTTTTCTTTTTATTTGTATTATTAAGAAAAAAACCTTCTACTGCTTTTTTAGTTTTTTGTATTTTCTTAACTCTTAGTTTTAGGTTATATCTTTTATATATGCTCTTATATAAATAGTTTACTAATTTTTTAGAACAGCACAAAGAAGGAGCACTTTTATCTGACATATAACCGTCTCCTAAAAATAATCCAATTAAAAAACCTTCAATATAATCTCCTTCATTACCAAAATAGGGTAAGGAGTTTGGGACCGCAATTCTATCAGAAGTTGTTAAGTCGGTTGTAATAATTTTTCTAATTCTTGAATTTGTCCAATTCCAGTCATAATTATATACAAGATGCCTATGGTTTTTATTGCATCTTAAGGTATCGCCATTGGTTAATTTTATTTCATAAATAGTATCTTCATCGTATTTAAAATATTTTAGAGGCTTTTCAGGGCCGTTTGGAGTAATTATTTTGAGCCTTTTTTCAACAACATCTTTAAGTGTTGAAAAAGACCCGTTTGGTAATGGTATTACAGTATCTCCTGTTAAACATTCACGTGCTTTATAAGGACTAATGGCCTGGCTTTCATCCAACGTCTGAATATGGGTGGTTAAACCCTCCACCTCGGCGTTGCGAGATGCTGTAATTGCTCTAACTTCAAAACCATTTCTAAAAGTCATTTTGTCAAACTTATCAGCAATTATTGAATCAGAGAAAACATTATATTTATTAAAATGGACAAAGTTTGAAAATCTCTCAAAACTAATTTCTGCTTGTTCTTTTTTAGGTGCAAATATATAAGCATTAGCTCTACCTGGATATTCTATAATAACAAATTCTGGGAATAAAGCAGCTATAACATGATACAAGGCAATTACTTGAGTTTTGCCACTTTGCCTGGCTGACGAATAGTAAATTAATCTAACTTTGGGGTCTAACATATCTCTCAATGCCCAGTATTGATTTTTTTCTAATTTGCAGTCAAATATATTTAAACAAAAGGCCCTAAGATTTTTGCAATTATCGGCAGGGTCTAGGAGTTTATTAAACCAGATGGCTTTTTCTGATATATTAGTTGGTATGCTCATTTATTTTAAAATCCTTTTAATTTTTATAATACCTATCTCATCCCCAATTTCATTACTATGTAGGATTAGTATATCTTTTAATAAAATATCCTTATAAAACCAATTTATTGCTTCTTTGTCTTTTCCGTGCATTAGTTTATCGTCGTAAGTAAGTGTAACTTCAAAGTTAATTTTTTTCATATTTATCCTTATAATATCTACAAAGTTGATAAAAACTTTTATATAATTCAAATAGTTCCTCTAATATTTTAGGGTCTTCGCTAGAAGGCCCAATTATTTCTTTTTTATAAGTTTCATCAATACTTTTTATGCCATAATAAAATATGTATTTTGTCATTGCTCATTCCTAATTTTTACTATTTCTACGTGGTTTCTAAATTTTTTATTTAACCAAGTTTGTAAAACTAAAAATTGTTGCTCTTTAAATACTTTTAATATTGGTGGAATAGTTTTAATAATACCATCCTCAGCATCTACACCAATTGTAAAAGCATCTGTAGAAATCCAATAGGTTTCTATCATTTTTCTCCTAACTATATCGACACAAATCCCGACAAACTGTCGGTATTATTTATAATACTCCAGGTTCCCTTTTAATCGTTCATCATTAGGTAATATCTCTAAAGCTTTAAGAGTATACTTTCTTGCATTTTCTTTATCACCCAATTGCCAATATACAATAGCCAACCAATCATAAGGCTGGTAAGTATAAGCCCTACCTTCAAGAAATAATAATGTATCTGGTAATCCATGTTCTTTACAATATTCCATTTTGTCTTTTGCAATATTAAACCACATTAAAGCTTGATGATACTTCTGTTGCTTAAAAGCTAATTCACCAAGAACCAATTCTCCTTCATTTCTATCCGTTCTTTCTTCATAAGCATCTAACATCATTTCTCTTGCCAATGTATATTCTTTTAAATACATATAACATCGAGCACAGTAATACCTAGCTTGGTATCGTTCATCTTTCCAATTGGATGTTTCAAAATATTTTAAAAACCACTCAATAGCTTCAATATATTGAAGCCTACTCATATAAGTCTGGGCTAAATAAAACATAGAACGAGCCACATTTACATTATTGGCAATATCTTTTAAAAAATTCTCCACAAATACCTGAGCCAATTCATTATGCTTAGGGGCTATTGGCGATACTGCATTTGGTGTTTTATCGTGCTTTATTACAATCCTAGAGTCCTGGGTTCTATGATTTAGGGGTGTTGTGAGGGCTTCATGCCCTTTGCCACCCCATAGGATACCTTTGTTATTTCTAAAAAGTCGGTGGCCATATACGATGTAGGTGGGGATTAAAGAGGGGTCTGTGTAGTCCTCGACTCGACACAGTACTTCCCAATAGTTATCTGGCATTTCTAAGAGAATTTTTTTAAGGTTCTTAGCCGATTCTGGGGCCATGTGTTCATCACAGTCCATTACGAGGACCCAATCGCCCGTACAGCGTTTAACGCCAAAATTTCTTGCTTTAGCATAATCCCCTTCCCATAAAGTATGATAACAAATCCCTACCTTATCTTCTATAATTTTAACCGTTGAATCTTCAGACCCAGTATCAACATATACCCACTCATCAATAATATCTTTTACTGAATCTATGCTTCGACCAATAACCCGCTCCTCGTTCTTGCATATTGTAGTTAGGCTGAGTTTTATTTCTTTTTCTTGCATTTTTTTGTTTCCTTTATTAATCCTTTTTCTTCTAAAATTTCCTTAATCTTTTCCTCAAAAACTTCATTATTTGCAACAACATTATCATTAAATATAACAAGGTATTCACCACATTCTACACAGATACCTTCAAATTTGGCAAACTTTTCACCTTTTTCTGGAATAAACCCAGCATGATAATTTTCAATATGTTCAAAAACTGGGTAAATTAACCATATATGTAAACAAGGATGAGTAGGATTTCCTTTATCATCACGGTATAGTCTACCATTATTTTCTTTAGCCTCAATAAAATCTGGATGATACATTATTTTTTCTCCTTATTTAGAAGGTGGTATTTTATTATTTCTTTCAAACTTTATAACCAAAGCTCGAATAAAATAGGCTAAACCAATTGTTATAACAAAAGTAATTAGATTTACTCCTTCAAATATAGAAATGTTAATTTCATTCATTATTTTTTCCTTTAAAGTTTATATCCAAGTAAAAATCTTTTAAATTATCTCCTGTAAAACTAACTACAGATAAAGCTGCTCCAGTATTTGCTCTTTGTATTGCTTCTGTTGATAGTGTTCCTTCTTTTATATAAATATAGCCAACTAAGGCTGTTAGAATGTCTCTTGCTTCTGCTACTTGTTCATTTGTAATATTTAAATCGGCATTTCCAGATTTTGGTAAATTATGCTGAACTTGCTGTTTAATTTGTTCTTTTGTTAAGGCAATAACAAGATAATGTATTTTTAATTCTCTTAGCCTATCTTTACATTCGTGGAGAGTGGTAATATAGTGTTCTTTATAAAATAATTCTTTCTCTGTTTCATCTAAAACTAAAACATTAACACCAATATAATGATATTGTTTATTGCCTTTAATAATTAAAGGAATGTTATAGCTAGAACAGTATTCTTTCCAGAGACTTATTTCTGCTTCAGGAATAATGTCTGTAGCAATAATTCCATTACAATAGCAATCTAGACTAAAATTAATTTCTACACCTAGTCTTTGTAGATTACTAATAACAGATTGTAATTCTCCAAGATAGAAGATTTTCATCTTTCTACTTCCTCTATTATGTAGTCTTCAAAATTTATATTGCTTTTTTGAATAACTGCTAATATTTCTTCTAAGTCCTCTTTTCGTTCTCTCATTAATACAGTTCGTTTATCCCAAATATAATCTACATCTGGAGTAACTTCGTAGAGTACATATATTTTCATTTTAGCACCTCCACTAAACTATTAACCACATATTGAATTTCTTCATATGTAAGCTCTGGATACATAGGAAGAGATAACAGTATTGAAGCGTTCTTTTCTGTATTTGGGCAAGAAACATTATTAAATTCTTTATAAGCATTTTGCTTGTGTACTGGAATTGGATAATGTATATTTGTGCCAATTTTATATTGTTCCCATAATTTTTTCTTTACTTCATCTCTATTCTTAAGTCTTATTACATATTGATGATAGATATGTTTAACATAGGGCATAGTTTTTGGAAGTATAATGTCCAAGTTCTTTTCTGTAATTAAATCAGTATACATTGCTGCAATATTATTTCTTTTTTGATTCCATTCATCCATGTGTTTTAGTTTTACACTAAGAATAGCCGCCTGGATACAGTCAAGCCGCTCATTAAAGCCCACAATTTCATGTTTATATTTTTCAGTTTGCCCATCGTTTCTTAACATTCTTAATTTAGTATCTAATTCTTTATTACTTGTTAAAATCATACCACCATCACCATAAGCACCGAGATTCTTCCCAGGGTAAAAGCTGACACAAGCCACATCCGAGAATCCTCCTACTTTCTGCCCCATATACTCTGCTCCAAAAGATTGAGCGCAATCCTCTATAAGCCATAATTTGTTTTCTAATGCTATTTCAAAAATCTCTTTAATACTACAAGGCTGCCCATATAGATGAACCATTATAATAGCTTTTGTTTTATTGGTAATTTTTTTACTAATTTCCTTTGGGTCAATATTATAATATTTATCATGGTCAATAAAAACAGGAGTAGCACCCACATGACTAACAGCAAATACTGTAGCTATGTAAGTATTGGCAGGGACAATAACCTCATCCCCAGGGCCTATGTCTAAGGCTATAAGAGCCAAATTCAAGGCCGCAGAGCCGCTATTGACCCCTATGGCATGGCTTACGCCTATATATTGGGCAACTTCAGCCTCAAACTTGGTAACTTGTTCGCCTAGACAAAACATGCCCGAGGCACACACATCTTGGATTGCTTGGTCAATCTCGGTCTTTAATTGCTGGTACTGCCTTGTTAGGTCTAATTGTTTAACTTCCATTATAATTCTCCTCTTAATCTTTTGTTAGCAATAGCAATATCAATGTATTCTTGGTAAATTTCCATACCAATAAAATTTCTATTAAGCTTTTTAGCTGCCAAATATGTGGTGCCACTCCCACACATTGGGTCTAAAACCAAATCTCCCTTATTTGACCATGATAAAATATGGTCTTTAACAATCTCTATTGGAAAAGGAGCTGGGTGTTTATCTTTGCCTTTATTTTTACCAGCAGGAGAAAATTCCCAAATATTAAATCTTTGCCCAAAATCATTAACTTTATTACCATAACAAGAAATTTTCTTTAAAGACCCGTTTGGTAATCTGTTTGTTCCTGTTATTATTTTTCCTGCATGTTTGTTTTTTCTATCTTTAATTGGATTAAATGTTTTTATTTTGCCTTTACTAAAAACAAACATATATTCAAATACAGAAGCATATCTTGTACATAAAGCACCAACGGCAGAAAATCCGCCTTTATTCCAAATCATTGTATCATGTAAATTAAATCCTATTTGTTTAAAATAAAGAGCTTGTTTAAAAGAGGTTCCCGATTCATTTCCTTTTACAGTTTCATCTCCGACAATCCAAACAACAACCCCACCATCTTTAGTTACTCTAAATAATTCTTTTGCAATTCCTTCAAAATTAAAAGGTAAAAAGTCTTTACTTTTGTATTTTCTTAAATTATCATATGGAGGTGATGTAACTGTAAGGTCTATACTATTATCTGGAATTTCTTTTACATACTCAAAATTTCCAGGTGTTTCTAAAAAAATCTTATTTATCATTTCTTCAATTTGCATAGCAGTTCCCATTTAATTTTTAATGTAAATCTCATACTCTGTTATAGGCTTGCCAATCTTACTAACTAATATAACTTCTGTGTATTTACCTGTTTTTTCATAAATTTCTTTTGCTTTTTCAAACGCCCACTTTGAATATAATTTCCCAACATGGTTTTTGTTATTTTTACCATGATAGGCTTCTAAAGTCATTGGCTTACATGGCGTAATTAGTCCATTATACCTATTACCCCTACCAACCTGGCCGTCGTCCCCACACTCAATCGAACTTCCACATAATGTTAAATAAGGAAAGCCATTTTCAAAATCAGGATTAAAAATTATTTTACCATAACTTCTTAAAATGAGTTCAATTTCTCTTTTAGCTTGGGCATAATCTTCTTTATTACGAATTCTTTGAGCATACAATGGAGCAGAAATACTTATTGTTTTTGGTGTATACATTATTTTATAAAGTTCGCCAATTGGAATGACTTGTGTTCTAATTAGTTGGTCTAATTCTTCTTTAATTCGAAAAACTGTTTGTTCTGCTTTGCTATATGGATAATAACCAACACCAAACGATGTGTCGTTTGATAAAATAACAGAATCATCATTTGCAATATCTACAAGATTTTTTACCGTATTTCCTGTTCTAATTTCAACATTAAATTCTTTTAAGTTAGGCAAATAGAAATTGATTGTTTTTCTTATTTGATTGACTAAACAATTTCTCAATTCATCAGTTAAATTTGTTGCTTGACCGCCTAAAATAAAATTAGGAACTTCTTTAACAACTCCACCGCCATAATAAATATCACAATCACCAGCAGATAGCAATGCTTTATCTACATTATAATGAAGAATTTTTCCATAATTTTTCTGATAATAATAGTCAAGAAAAGTGGCACATTCTTCAACAATTAAATCTGTTAATGTATCTGGATGTCCAGGTGATTTGTATTCGATAATTTCCATTATAGTTCTCCTCTGAATCTTTTGTTAGCAATATCAATATACTCTTGATATATTTCCATACCAATAAAATTACGATTCAATCTTTTACATGCAAGAGCAGTTGAACCTGCTCCCATAAAACAATCTAACACTATATCATTTTCTTTAGTATGACATTTTATAATTCTTTCTAATGCTTTAATAGGTTTAGGAGTAAAATGTAAAACTTTTTGAGTTATATTGAAAGATTCTTCGTTTATATCTTCCCATACATTAGTTAATCTTTTATATATGCTTTTGGCAAAATGACCTGATTGCGATGGTTTGATTTCATCTTTGCCGTTGTCTCTTTTCCTTCTTTCGTTTCCACATTGTTCTTTTTTATTCCAAATAAATTGTTTATTATCTTTAACAAACCACATTATTTCTTCTCTTGTATAAAGCCATCCCTTTCTCATTCCAATACCACGCTGTTTTTTCCAAGTAATTAAATCTTTAAAATGCCAATTACCAGAAAAAATAGGATACCATCTAATAAGAGATTGACTTTTTTCTCCGATACCACACCAAACATATAATGAACAAGAATCTTTTGCTACTCTAAACAATTCTTTAGATAAACCATCTGTAACTACTTCATTTTTATCCCAAATTTCGGATGTAGTTAAATATGGTGGGTCAATAATAATTAAATTAATGCTATTATCTGGAACTTGCTTCAAATATTCAAATTGTCCAGGTGTTTCCAAAAAAATCTTATTAACCATTTCTTCAATTTTCATACTTTCTCCTATTGAATTTTAATAAACAAACTAATAAAAGAACAAAATCCATAACCTAAAAATAATAACCCCAACACACTTCCGCCTTTACAAAAGTACCAAGTAGAAGCACTTAAATTTAATATAACACTAATAATAAGAAAAGGATTAATATTATGCACTTATTCATCTCCTTCGCAAGATTCAACATCATCATTATTTTGAAATAAACAATTACCATTTAAAACACAAAATTCACATTTATCAGCATATTCCATATTATTTCTCCTTATATTTCAATATTCTTGCTGGGTTTCCAACAACCACAGCATTGTCTGGAACATCTTTTGTCACGCAAGCCGCTGCCCCGATTAGAGCATTTTTGCCTATTGTTACAGGTAGTATTGTTGCATTAGAACCAATAGATGCACCGTCTTTTACAATAGTCTTTTCTAGTTTCCAATTTTTATTGTTTGATAAAGGAACATTGTCATTGATAAACATAACCCCATGAGCGCAAAATACTTTCTTTCCTATTTCTACACCTTCACAGATAAAGGTGTGTGAAGAAATTCTGGAGTTACTTCCTATTTTAACTCCCTTTTGTATCTCAACAAAGGGTCCAATAAATACACCAGCACCTATTTTACAATTATACATATTAACTAAGTCTGGGTAGGGTATTTTTACATTTTTTCCTAGTTTACAATTATTTATTGGCATTATAGTTCTCCAATTTTTTTACCGCTTCCTCAATAATTCTAACAACCTTAGCCCCATTTGACCCGTCTGTAATTGGTTTTTGATTATTTAATATACAATCAACAAAGTGTTGTAATTCTAATTTAAGAGGTTCTCCCGTTGTTGTTACTGGACTTATGATGTTACCATGTCTATAGCCTACAATAGATTCTCCCCAGGAAGAAAATGATTTATCTTTACTTACGCCCTTATTGTAGATTCTCAATGACTCTAAGGGGTTTATGTCGTCGAAGACCGCCATTTGCTTGGACCCGACAACCGTAAGTTTTCTTTCTTTGCATGGATGGAGCCAGCTAACATGTATAGTAGAGAAGCTTCCATTTTTAAAATATAAAGTTAAATATGCGTTGTCTATTAAATTAGTATGAATAGCCGAGATTCCGTTAATCTCTATTTTTACGACTTCAGGATTATTTAGTAAATATAAAATAATAGATACCCCGTGAGGAAGCAAATCCCATAACACTCCCAATTGCTGGAATTTACCTAAATTAACCATCTCGAAATTAATGGAGTAAATATCCCCCAATTCTCCCGTATCTATCAATTTTTTTAAATCGTTGATAACAGGGTGATAAATAAAAGTATGACCTACCATTAAAGTCAAACCATCTTCTACCGCTCTTCCAGTTAGGTCTATAGCATCTTGATAATTTGTTGTCATAGGCTTTTCGATAAAAACATGTTTATGAGCTTTAATTGCTTGATAAGCTAATTCATAATGTGTTTGTGGAGGCGTGGCTATAACTACGGCTTCAATATCTTTTTCTGCGATAATACGGTCATAATTAATTGTAGAAATTAACTTTGGATTATATTGGCTATTTTTTGTTATAAGTACCGTTGCTTTCTTTAAATTTGCTTCATTACTATCACAAACAGCTACTACTTCTACATTATCCATGTCAAGCAGATTTCTTAATATATTCTTGCCCCAATAACCAAACCCTGAAAACCCTATTTTTAATTTTTTCATTTAATTCTCCTTAACTACTGTAAAATTTAATACTTCTTGTGGGTTTATACAAAGAGGGTATATTCTATCGTTTTTTATAGATTTTTTAAGCCAAACACCGGCTTGCCAAGACCCAACAAGGTACATTTCTCCCTTAATTCCTTGATACGTATCTTCAAACTTCTTAGGAATTTTAATTTTAATACCGGTCAGATTACCTTTATATTCTTTAACTTTCATCTTTATCAACCTTTCTAAATGGGCCATCTTCTCCGAATAATTCTCTAAAAATATTAAAATCAGTCTCATTTAAGTTTTTTTTACAAACTGGGCATATATCAGCGCTAATATCAAAAAATACCTTTTTGCAATGTGGACATTTAAGTGTTTTCATCTACGCCTTCTTTCTCTTCTTCTATTATTTCCGCATCTTCTATATTTATAGGTTTTTGTGGGGGTGTTTCTTCTTCTGGCATTGTAAAAATTTCTTCTCTTAACCTTTCTGTTTTACCTCTATCAGCCCTGCCTTCTAAAATATTAAAAAGATTAATAACCTTATCAGGTCTTCCAGATTCTATCCTATCAATAAGTTCATTAACTTGTCTTATTTCGCCAGCTAAAGAAGTAAGTTTAGAACTTAGTTGTGGATACACTCTTGCTAATTTTTGTAATCTATTTAATTCATCTATTTTTTGTATATCTGTTAATTCTTTTCCATTTAATTTTCCAGTTTCTTCTATTTCTTTTATACCGTCTTTTGCTTCTTTTTTTGTATAAGATGTTTCTTCTATTTCTCCAATACGTCCTAAATTATATCTAGCAACTAAATCATCTCTAATAGCTTTAAGGCACTCGGCAGGAGATTCAAATTTAGTAGATAAAGCTCTATATAATTTTCTATTTTCTGCGCTTAGATATTTTTCCATTTGCATATAAGCAGCTTTTGAAGGCAAGTTTGGAGTAGGGCCATCTTTTGATACTGGTAAATTTTTCTTTATATGCCTAACCCCCGCGTCTTTTCTTCCTTTAGGTCTACCAGCGCCTATACGTCTACCGCCTTTAGCCATATTAAATTCCCCCAGTTAAGTATTTTTTATACTCTTTTTTTAGTTTTAGTAATTGCCTATTGACATTACGAATACTGCAATTTAATATTTTAGCAACTTCTTTTTTGTCTCCTTCATTATTTTTCATAAGGTCTAATAATGCTTGGTCTTCTTTTGCTAATATTTCATAGAATTGTTCAAAATCTAATTGACATTTTAATTCATTTTCTGTGTCATTTTCTTCTATTTGCAAAAAAGGTAATCCATATAATATTGGATTTTTTAAGAAATATATAATTTTCTTATCTATGGTTATATCTTCCCAAGTTGTTCCGTCATCTTTTATTTTTAAACCGTAGTCTGTTTTTAATATGTCGATTAACCTATTTGTTAAAGTTCTATACAATAATGTGGATAGTTTAGCCTCTACTATTAGGCCTTTTTCATTTTTGTATATTTTTTTGTATTTATTGTCCCGTAGGACTTCCCAAGTCTTAATTCTTAAGAGTTGAAGTATATCTTCATAATCTCTTTTTATTTTAAACTTTCTTATGAGTTTGTGCATCATGGGCTCATAAGATTTTATAGTTTTATTAATATTTTTTATTTCCATTTGTATACAATCCTTTCACGAAGTAACTCCAAACAATAATTACGCCAGTCTGAAAATACGTTAATTGGGATAATTTAAAAATATTAGCAATAAAATTCCAACCTAAGCAGATAATAACTATATAGAAAACCCCCATAACTAACCACAGTAATATAGCACCAATGTATGTTCCACCATTAGGTTGTTGATTCTTAGTTTGCTTATATAAATCCTTAAGCGTCATTAGTTTCCTCCTTTGCTTTTTTCTTGCCCACAAATATAGCCTTAATAGATACATGATACAATCCTTCCTCTGCATTTTCTACAATATCGGAATAAGGTCTAATTTTAGCCTTACTAATAGGTTTATATCCCTTACTTACTATATTGTTTATAAGGGGTGTTATAATAGTATTGGCAAGCATTGTTAGTTGGTCTAAAGTAGTTAAAAGTTCTTGAGCTACTTTATAATCTACTGCAAATATTTTTTCTCTTTTTTTATTAATTCTTCTCATTTTTAAATCCCTTACACTTTGTCCAATCTTTACAAGAGCATTGATTAAACTTATATTTACCTTTTTCATCTTTATCCCAAAAACCACAGATTGTAAAATCCTTACCATCGAATTTCCAATCTTTTGTATCTGGAATAACTAAATAACTCATTTTAAAACCCCAATCTTGGAAGCTAGCCAAGTGTCAATTGCGTAGTTAAAAAATCTGCGGATATCAATTACTTCAAAATACCACCCTCCTGATACTATATTTTTTCCTAAAAGATTTTCCCCCGTTGCATAACCTTCTTTAGGCGATGGGTCAA